GAAAGTCCGTACGTTAAGTTCTTGATCCTATTGGTGATGCTATCAAATTTCATATCCTCAATACGACCTGAGCGTTTAGTGACCCTCATATACTTTTTATTCCACTTTTATTTTTAACTTACTTCCCACACTCGAGATCCTTGCTCCGGACAGGGACTGGTCCGGCAACTTCCATTTTACGGTTAGGTTGGAGAAGGTATGTGTTCACGAAGAATGGCCCAGTCTCCCCAGCCTTGGCTACCGGTGCATACGAACCAACGAAACAGGCTGGGGGTTCACATGGAATTTTTTCAACATTTTGGGGTTTGTTGGCGTAGACTTCATTGAAGTCCGCGTAGTCTAACATTTAGTATCTACGGATAATTTTTTTTCGGGTGTTATATTAAATGGGGATTCTTGAATCCATCAAGCAATGTGAGACTCCACTTAATACTCTATTCTTTTCGGAATTCAATAGAAATATTCTCCAGCGTGGGATTCGTCAAGCGTTCAAAAATAAGACTGGTATTTCTATCGATTACCAAAACCCAGATGACCTGTATGGTATCATGAGGGTCGTTTTCATCAACAACTCTGGGGATCACCACACCAAGGTGAAGGAACAAGTTAAGGCCATGAACATGCGGGTCATCGATATGGCGTTATCCCAAATTCAAACGGGTGTTTCCCAATACATTGCATATGCCAATGATATTGATACTATTAGTATGCCCCTAGATCAACCACTAAACACGAGTACATTTGGGAAAAAGATAGATTTCAATAACAAAATTGGAATCAATTAAAGATTGGAGTCTCAAGTATGATAAGTGATGAGTCTCAACTACTATAAAATAGAAACTGAAAAAGTATGTAAATCGAAGGGATGGGATAGGGCAGCCATTGATACCGTGTGGCTTCTTCTCACAGAAGAATTTGGAGAATTAGCATCAGCTATCCGTCAGCACAAAAAGGTCTTCAAGAAGATGAATTTGAAAAAGGAGAGGGGAACAGATGTCATGATGGAGATGGGGGATGTGTTTAGTTACCTGTTTCAACTAGCCCATATGCTAAACGTGGATCTTGATGAAATGTGGAATGAACACAAACATAAAATGACAGACAAAAAATATAATCTGAAGTAATACTAATAATGAGTGAGTTTATGCTCAGTGACCAAGATACAATTGACGACGTGAACCCATTTGTCTCTCGCGACTTCTCCCTTCCAGGAGGTGTGAGACAGACAGGTGATTTTGAGGATTTTGAGGAAGTTCGTCCGGTAAAAAAAGTCGAGGCATCTGGCAGTGTTTTCTGTGAATATGGTCTGTGTAGCACTGAGAAGGAGGGTGATTCTCGAGCCACTTTCGATAATATCCACCCCCGTAGGAACATAGATTGTGGGGTTGCACCCAAGAAAATCAAGAGTGCTCCCACATCCATCGTCGGTATCGGTGAACCTACCGCACCAATGATTGGTATGATTTTATGTATAATCATAATGGTGTATTTAGGTCTATTGTACGCAAAACGTTAAAGAAATATGACAGACGTGACATATTTGTACATCCCTGTATGATATCCTGTATAGATTCGTTGCAGAATTTCTTCATGAACTCCACTTGCCAAGCACTCTCCTTATTTATACGAGGTGGTTGAAATGTAGGATCTAAAATTTTACTTGCGTGTAAGAGGCGAAGATAAACGTTATCTATCCGCTCGTATGCCAATGTATTTTCAAGTAGAACTTCACACATCCGCTGCCTCACCTCCAATGTTTTTTTCACCATGGCGTCGAGGAATTTTTCGTATTGAATAGATTGTGTGTTTGACTCTAAATATACCCAATCAGCGAGGGGCTCTGTATTGATGTAATCTTTAAAAGTCGCATATTGCCCTACACTTCTAATATAGCGTTCGTATTCAATCTCAACATACGAAAGATCAGACTCCACGTCATAAATATGTCGAGCAGACTTAAAAAAGGAGGTCATTTGATTTAAAGACGTTTTGTTTCTTTAAACACCTAAGTGGCCTTCTGTCCACGTGAAAAGTATGTACTCTTCAATCGCTAATAACAGTTTTTCCTACCTCCTCACTATAAATGATTTCCGTAATCAGTTACCAGAAGAGTTTAAACCCTCGTGGATAAAGATTACCACAATTACGATGGTCTCGAGCTTTGTCCAAAAAATTGATATCGATAGATTACGGACCACTTTTGAGAGGATTGGTTCCTACAAGATGAGGCGACAGGGATCAAAGATGGATGGATTTGAATGGAAATTGAAACCAACTACATTTTACAATCAGGTCACACTTACCTACCATGATACATACAGTACGAAGTCTGTAAAGGTGTTCCCAAATGGAAGTATCCAAGTTGCAGGGTGTTGTGATCTCTTCGATTGTAAGCGCATCATCACCCAACTTATTTTCATTTTCAAAAACTTTTTGGGTATGACCAACACAGCTCCAGTGGAATCTTTCCGGGTTGTGATGATCAATTCAAACTTCAGTCTCAATTATAACATTAACCTGATGCAAGTTTCAGATTGGTTTGAGAGGTACAATGACATTTTTAAGGTGTCTTTTGAACCAGATAGATATTCGGCGGTTAAGATTAAGTTCAAACCAGCCCATGATATGAAGGAGATTACCTGCAGTATCTTCAGCACAGGGAAGATTATAATCACTGGGGCAGAGACCCTAAAAGAAATTGCATTTGGGTACAATATAATTAATCAGCACATCAACGAGAACCCCAGGATTAGGGTTTCTCGAACTACAGAGACGGATGTTTTTGATATATTTTTGGGGTACAGGTGTGACCCCTTTGTGAAGGTTTTGAAAGAGAGAGGTTTTGAGTCATGGATGAAAACTATATCCAATAGACAAATTAATTTCTAGGTGTATTTTAATAAAAGATGTCTCAACGACTTGGCATGGCCGATGGTCGATGCTTCACCATAAACACGTCAGCCCAACTGTTCAACAACTACGTGATGAAACAGAACAACATTTCCTTCGAGGACAACTATTCGTACCGTCAGCTTCTCCAAAAGTCTGGACCAGAAATGCTCTCCAAGATCCAAGACGAACAGGGGAAGACTAACTGCAATGACTGCAACAAACCACTCGTCAATGCATCCAAGATTTACTAACTGAGCTAAATTTGGTAAAAAACTTTACACCCGTACTATAGAATGTCAACATGTTCCATATGTCTAAATGAGGTTAAGTCGACTCGGGCAAATCCACCGACTCGATGCGGACATATGTTTCATTCCCACTGTCTACAGGAATGGAAAAATAAAGGTAAAAATACTTGTCCTGTATGTAGAAAAGTTTTTGATGCTTCGCAGTTTAAAATTACAGTCACAGTACAGAACAATCACACAGCAGTGTCAAATACTGTGTCATTGAATGAAAATACTACAATGGAGGTTGTGGATCTTTTCGACTTATCCTTCGACGGTGTCGAAAATTTGATGGATTTAGATAGTATTCTATCGGACCTTGGGATGAGTCTTTCCGACTTTGATGCCGGAATTCTTGACGCAGAATGAACTACAGTACTTCTCATAGTTTAGACCTGGGTAGTTCCTAGAAGCTTTACGGGGATCTTTTATCATACCCCCCTTGGCGTCAGTCAGAAGTGGACCCGTAGCCCACCCCCTCTTGTGACTGAATACGTTAGCTTTGAATACAATACGTTTCCCAGTTTTGAAGGTTCCAGCCTTCTTTATCCTTGACTCTGGTACCTTGAAGAACTTAGCTACCGATTTTATGGTATCTCCAGGCTTCACTTTGTATTCTACAACACCATGTTGCTTGTAAAAGTGAAAGTCACCCTGACGAATATAGTTCGTTGGTCGCCCAGGGGAAACAAACATCATGACCTTGAAGTAGCCCTTTTTACATTTTGTATTCGCATCAACCTTGTAGACCTTTTTGGGGTTGTCTGATATGACGCGGTTTGGGAGACCCGTGCAGTGGGTATAGTTGTGATTACCATTTGACAATCCAGATCTATCACCTGGTATAGATTTCTGCCAACGATAGGCTTCATAGTCACCAACAGCATACGCATAACAATTATTATTACCTATACCTACACTTGTTCCCCACCTCCTATTTGTAAACCTACTTTCTGACCCACTCAGGGGGAGGTCTTTCATTTGAAGTAGGGATAGAAAAAAAATATCCACCCCTAATAAATGATCAAGGAGGTTTCCAAATCCGAAAGTAAGTCTGACATTCTCTCTGAAATTCTCATCTTCGTGCTCACAATCCTCATCAGCACCTTCATCCTCCGCCTCGTGTGGAACAGGTCGCTCGTGAAGCACATCTCTATCCTCAAGCCTATCAAGAACTTGACGGATGCCCTCATTCTCGCCATCTCCATGACCGTCATCCGTGGCCTCTAAACTTCATTGTATCCAACTAATTGTTTACCATTGGGGTCTACGAGTGTCGGGAACGCATCCATACCAGCACATGATTCTTTATCACAATCGATAAACGTATGAGGTATGTTTTTCTTATTCATATATTCTAACTGCTTACGAGTCCATCCACAACCCATGGTCCCGTAAACCGTCCATTTCTTACCGTCTTTTGGTGGAGCCCGTTCAGTTCGCATGAGAATCATGATAACAACAATCAATAGAATCACGAAAGCAATCATATTTTATTATAGGTAAATATTAAAATGTCTTCAACTGAATTTACTATTGGAACTAAGAATGTCACACTCAAGTACACCAGGAAAATGCCCCGTGGTGAAGTTGAACGGATGAAGTCATTCGTCACTAAGGATGGGGTGAAGCTCACCAAGACCCCAAAGTTTAAGATACTTTCCGAAGTCGATGAGGGCACTAAGCGCACATTCAAGATCGTACTTTAATCATCTCCGTCTGCGGGGGATTGGCTTGGGAGTACCAACCTCTCGCCGTTTTTTCATAACAGCTACCGCCCTCGCATATGCAGCCGCCTTATTGATTGGTGTACTGGATTTCTTTTTTGGAGCTATGGGGGGTTTCGCAAATTTTCGTGGCTTTGGTAGGGGTAAAACCTTGGTTTCACCTGTGAGGAAGGGTTTAGATAAAATATTTTCAAACCCTGGTAGGTAAAATGTGTGAGCGACATTTTTACGGTCGGTGCCAATCAATCTAAAGTCTTTAATAACCGTGCTTTTGGCACCCAAATACATGGGTGGTAGGAGAGAGTTGATAAAATTCCTCACCCCTGGGTTTTTCGTTTGCGTGGTCATTTCGTAAAGACTGTTCAAGAAAAAGTGTATATCGTATAGTTTGTGAGAGTTTCTGGAAATTCCAATATTTTTAAAGTAATTGTCGTTTATCAAAGGGTTTTTTATACGAGGGAAGAGTGAAAATCCAAAATCAATCATCACAGCCTCGATACCACCATTTGAAATTGTATACGTTTTGTTGTTTAACTCAACTTTGATATTCTTTTCGGGTACCTTTTTTATCAAAATGTTGCCTCCATGAAGATCGTGGTGTCTGAATTTTGGATATTTTCTATGGATCCTGTAGAGATTGTAAATAATTTGAACTATAAGAGACTTTTGTTGTTCTAATGTTGGGTTGGTCTTCCACCATTTTCTTAATTCTACACCATCGATGTATTCCATATAGATGATGACTTTATCACTGCATGTCTTGTATATGTAATTTTCTGGAACACCGAAGCCCTTCAACTTTTTCGCAATTGTGTATTCCATTCGAGCTGGATTTTGTTTGATATAGTTCTGCAATTCAGCGAGGGTTGTATTATTTCCAGGTAACTTAACTTCTTTATAGGCTACATATCTCTTACCATCCCCATTCACATTCCCTTTGAATACATTTCCATACTCTCCAGATCCAACTTTCTTTGTTGAAGGTAAATACTTTTGGGGTGAACACCCCTTTTTTCCTCTAAGAATCTTCTTGAGATTCTTCTCAATGTTGGACATTCTTACTTATTCGTAAGAAGTTTTTTTCTTCTTACCAATAGAGATTGGAATTTTTTTTGTTTTTTTAGGGACATTAGACATCAACCTCCTCATCAACCTCCTCCTCGTCGTCCTCATCTTCTGGCTCTGGGAGATCGAGGCCCTGGAAGGCGAAGGACGGGAGCTTCGTAGACTGCTCCAATAGACATTGGTTGAGCCTCATGGTGACACCGAACTTGTTATCGATGAACCAGATGCTACTGAGGTCGATGATGCACATAACCTTCTGACCCTTCTCGATGGCGTCGACCGCCGTAGGCTCACGGTTCATCGTGTAGGCCTCTGGGACAAAGGTACCATCGGGCTTGGTTGTAATCTTCAGCTTCATTGTAGATGCGTACTGCTCCTTACCTGGGCGAACCATTGGTTTGTAGAGGGCCTCTTTGAGAACTGCGACGTTGAACTCCTTACCGAGCCACTCC